CAGTTCACGCCTGGAATACTATGTCCTACGGGGAGGGGTTCCTCTTCTCCCTCTGGGTCGTAGGTATGTACTACATTAAACTTCGTATGGATCGGAGGTTCGGACAATGAAACTGTTGACCGTTGAAGACTACGAGAAGGCAGGAGAAACTTTTTGGCCAAAGTACTGGTACGTTGCCAAAGAACTTGGTGAAGGTGCCAAGGCTGAAGACATCCTGAAGATTCTTGAGTCTATTGGTACAGTTGCACTGCGACTGAAACTAGAAGAAAAAGAAGGACCCTTTGGGTTCAACAAAAAAGAAGAAGAAGTTACAGAGCAGACCTCTTGAGTGTCTTGCTAATGTAATCACCCGACTTCTTATACGGTAGTTGGGTCTTCATCTCCTGGATGAAACGCGAGAGATACCTCTCTTTGAGGATATATATCTCTCGCTTTTTGTCGTTTAATGCTGTCTCGTAATCGTGGAATGTGACGGCTTTAGAAATACTAAATCCAGTGAGAGTAACAACGTTACCATTAGGATCTCTGTAACGGAAACTATCTCTCACCAACTTCTCCCAACCACTAGTATTAGATTCACTACGGTTGAGTTTGTATCTGAAGTAATTGTTCTGCTTGTCAACGTAGGTAGGTTCAGACTGATTAGTTGACACTACACTTCTGACTACACCAATGGATGCTCCACGACTAAACACCATATCAGTACTGACAGGGTTTTGTGCATTACCTGTAGTAACTTCAATGGTCATATCATTGCCAGTATATGCAGTGACGTTTGCTATCACACCATTGCTGAATGTAACCTCGTCTCCAACGTTGAATGTGTTGGGGCTTTCTGTTGGGATTGCTTGTATCCAACCATTCTGATCTGGGTTACCACCAGTAATAGAGACGCCAATTTGACTGCCGTCTTCGTATGAACCACCGTTTGTAATGGTTACACCTGCAATACGTTTTCCTAACACCACTGTTGCAGCAGCCCCACCACCTGTGGTATCGAGTGCATTGTTTGTAAAGTATACGTTGGAGTCTGTATACTCAGCAGTGGTGTTGATGAAGTTGACTGTAGTAATACCATAGTGGTCATAGTTTGATCCACTATTGCCAGGTTGATACAACTGGAAGTACACATCCTGAGTTCTTACGTTCGCTGGAACCACAAAGTCATAGTTAGTAAGAACACCAGTACCACTTCCGTTAGGCACAGCCTCGATCACAATACCTAGGTTGACCCAGTTCTCCTCAACAGGTGCACCGTCAGTGATCTGATATCTCAGGTAAAGATCTTCTACACCATTGATGTCAGGTGTTTCGCCACCGTTACTTCCATTACCACGGACAGCATAGACACGTACAGTGTCAAACGTTGACATATCTACGGGGTTAAGGGTAGCGTAACGGGTTCCTGAAGAGTCACCGAATCTGAGGTGGGTTCCTCCAATGTTAAAACCACCTGTTGTTCCCACCCCCGTACCATTCGAGGCAATGGTCGTACCGTTACCAAACTCGTAGATGTTATCTGCAACAGTAGTATCAAACTTAGTACCATCGAGACGAATCTCCGTTACTTGACCTTCTGAGTTGATCACAGCAGTAGCAGATTGTTCTGCTAAGCCACCATCGAAAGTAACAATGGGAGGATACGTGTAGTTCTCACCAGGAGATGTAATGTTAAAGCGCTTCAGGTATCCAGTTTCAGACATAACTGCTGTACCTGTTGCTCTTACTGGCGAGAGATCACCGAGAGAGTCATACGGTGCAGCAAATGTTATGGTAGGTACTGATTCATATCCCCAACCAGTAGTAACACTAGGAGTACACACACCTGTATTGCAATACAGTAGTGTTACACCAGTAACTTCTATCTTTCTTAGAACTGTGAGGTTAGTTTCATTATCTGGCTTGGGGAAGTCGCCAGTAGATTCATTGAATTCAATCCAGTAGGGTGCACGGAAAAAACTTTCATCAACGATCTGACCCTCAGGTAAGACTGTTGCACCAGCACTATTCTTTACTTCTCTTGTCTCGTAGTGCTTAATTTCATATGGTGCAGCATACTTCTGATTGATGTAATCATCTAGGACTGGTTGTGACATTGGCCAGTCAAAGTATGGGTTGATGACATTGTTTGACATCAGAATCACCCAGTCATAATCAGATGTACCATACACCTTCTGTGATATAACATCTGGGCGATCAGCATCAGTGACAGTCAGCTTCCTGAAATACATTGCTGTATCAAGAGCACTGTCGTTGATCTTGAATCTTCTAAAAATATTCTTCGCAACTTTATACTGCTGCTCAGACCAGGGGAACTGGATCGGTCTGACAGCAAGTTCAATGTTTGGTAAGTAAGAAAAATAAGATGCCATCAGTACGTCTGTTTAGAATAGCTGAATGAATCGCCAAAGTCTTCGGAGATGACCATCTTCAACTCCTGGAACTGCAGAGACATTTGTACTGCAGTGGGTGCACCATCTTCTAATGTAGACCACGATCCAGCACCCGTGTAGCTCACAGCGATTGATTCCAATGCGCAAGCCTTCATCTTATTTAACCAGTGATTGTCACTGCTGCCTCTCTTGTACTGAATTTTAAATACGTGAGGCACTTTCATAAACCATCCGTCTGCCATCATCGAGGGAGCAGATGCTTTTTTAAATTGCCAGATCATTTCTTTAATGACTCTGGACTCTCTTTCATTTCTTGGTACTAGTGTCCAATTAAACTGGAACTGTCTCAGTCCAGGCTGATCGAACATAACTTCGAGGTTTGGGTTTGCAATTTGACCAAGCAAACCACCGTAAGCAATGTTAGGATCGCTAAGACCACCAGCACCTGATGCTGCTTCGACAGCCAACTGCTTCAATGCTGCTTTGCCTTGCTCACCAGGGTTAGTACCTACAATGTTCTTCATTGTCTCGGTGACTCTGTTGGCAAACCCACCAGTAGACATACTGCCCTCGCCTGCATTATCTAACACAGTACCAACAGCACGGAGAGCACCACGCTGCAGGTTGTTTACCTGCTTGGCACCCCAAGATCTTGTGTGTGCATCTCTAATATCCTCAGGCATATAGAGGATCATCTTTTTATATTCTGTACCTTCTAGTTCAGAACCAGCACCGAAACCAGTGATGTCATAGTTCTCATACCGAGCACCATAAGTACTGCCACCTGTAGAACCAATGCACTTGGCTTTACGATACGGAGGTTGATACTTATAAACTGTAAACTGAACGTAGTCATCATAATCTTCCACCTTATCTACAGGGAACCTGAGAGAAGAAGGTTGATTCAGACCACTAGTAAGGTTTGAGAAGAAGCTCATTGAACTTTTCGTTTCGCTCGGAATCTATACTTGGTTAACAAATCATATTTTAACCATACTTTTTTAGCAGTAACAGGAACTTCAATAGCTCCTACAGCTGACACAAATTGTTCCAATGGAAGATACATTGCAGAGTCCCAATCACTCTCTGCTATCTCTATATAGAGGCGATTCTGTACATCACTTCGTTTATATTTATGGATGACTCTGCGAGGCACATCTATCTTTCCCTTGGATAGTTGCTCGATAGTTTTTAATCGCTTCTTTGGGCTGACATAGTGTAGGTTTGCCGCCACCATCTCATCCACATTTACATCGAGCACCACACAGAGTGGCATCCGATCATAGTATTGTAATTTTTCTTTGGTTGTCTTTGCATCATACTCAAACAGTATTAAGGTACCCTGTCTGGGTGTGTACCTGACACCATTGCCATCGTCTGTATTAGATCTCTCTCGCTGAATGATCTCTTGCTTATTTGTTTCTGATATAGTAGAACGCATAGCTACCTTGGCAGCATTACGCCACCAGGATGGTGTCTTTTTCTCACCACCTTGTGCTGTTTCTAGTTTCTCAAAAACTGATTCCAAGTTCGTGCTCCGTTAGGATAAGGAATTCCATTCGTCTATCATCACAATAGTTCTTCGCTGCCTTCCACTTGGCAGTGTTCTTCATAAAGGTATTTACCTCAGCCAGATACTTCTTCGTTTGCCTTGACGGTTTCTTAGGAGGTTCTGTTTGTTTACGAGGTTTGATTTCTATGATATACTTCTTAAGTACGTTATCTTTATCCCTCAACTTCACGTAAAAGTCTGGATAGTATCTGTGAACTCTGCCATCAGTAGGGCAACGGTAAGGAATAACTATCTCCTCACTCCCCCACTCTAGAATGTGCTCATTGTTATCACAGTACTTCATAAATCCTAACTCCCAGGATGACCTGTAAAAGATCCTGCGAGGGTCGCCTTTATATTTCTGGTAGTGCACTGGTTTGTACTGACCCGATAGTACCCGAGTGTACGCCATAAATAAAATGTAATCCTTTAGCCTATTTAGATGGCAAATCTTTATAGTAAACTACAGAAAGAGATTGCTCGTGGCGGTGGGATCGCAAAGTCGAATCAGTTTCGAGTTGTTTTTCCTCAACTCAGTGGATCTTTCTTCGACAATCTGGCAGTCAAACCTGAAAGAGAGACACTAGAAGTCTTCTGTAACAACGTAAGTCTTCCCAGTGTTCAGGCAGCGACTGGTCAAGTCAACGGCTACTATACAGGTTCATCGTACAAGTATCCTACGATGAAGATGTATAATGATCTGTCATTGTCGTTTGTTTGCGACGCTAATATGACAGCGTTGAAATTCTTTCACTCTTGGTTTGATAATATCTTCCAAGACAAGAATCAATTTGATCAAGATGAGCGTATCCCTGATG